CCCCTTTAGCCAAGCAAGCTCACCGTAGTTATCTCGATGCTCTACGAGTACCGTACTCACAGAGCCAAACTGTTCCTCAACTAACCGTGCGATTGATGTTGCTTTACTTTTGCCAAGCACTTTTTCGTTCTTGCCAATCCAGGTTCCTACTTTGCTGGCAAACCTGAAGTCGGCGTTCTCTCCGAGCGTAGGCCAGTACACACGCACTACCCACTTCGTAAGAGTTACTTTAGTTCCGCAATGAATGTCAGACATCGTCAGGTTCCTTTGATTCAAGCATCATCGTTAAACAATCGAACACATGGTTCGGGTGGTCATCACAACAATCATTCTTGATTAGGTAGTCGCACAGACTTTCTTTGCTTTGAACATCAAGCAAGTCCACAAGCAATCGACCGTAGCTATCTCTCCACCACTCATGACTATCTAGGTACAACCTTCCGTGATCAGCATGCACCTCCACCCAATCCACAATCGCTTGCTGGCAATCAGGCGTATGGTTCTTTGTGCAAATAGGCACTGCGTAAACATTCACGTTGGCTGAAATAGCTGGCACGTTTGTCCTTATGATGAAAGTGTCAGGCCGGGTGACCCGTATGACCTGGGCAGTCAGGGGTTTCTTTTTGACCACGTTAAGTTTCGTTCTCGTTCGTTCATGTAAAATTCCGGTATAGGTTCTGGGTCTACTCCCAGATGTTTTTTGTTTTTTAACTTTGCTAAAAACTGTGGGTCGTAAAGCTCAGGATCACTCTCCCGTTTAGCCTCTAGCAGAATTGCTAGCGTTAGGTCTGGCGTGTTAGCCACTACCTTCCCGCCGTGGTACACACCGTGGCATCTGTTACACAACGTGAGGTATGCCCTTGGTGTATGTGCCTTCTGTCTATTTGCTCCTCCAACTAAATGGTGTACCTCTAATCGCCTACGCCCGTCTGACTCAGGCCAGTGGCAAACTGCACAACTCCTGTGCAAGTCGGCCCAAGCAAACATCTCAGCTCGCTGCTTTTCGTTCACGGTAAATGCCTGGTGGATTCGTAACGTAAGACAACGCTCGCTTTACTGTGGCTACTGTGTCTCCTATTTTTCCTAACCCTGTATTGCAACTATTACAAAGAATGCCTCGCACCTGTTTGCTGTCGTGACAATGGTCAATCGCTGCACGAGTTTTCGCACCAGGTGTCCATGAGATTTTTTTTCCACATAAGTCGCAATGAACTATCTTCATTAAAAGTTTTATTTCTTCTGTTGTGACTTTGTATTTTGTTTTGATGTTGATTATTTTCTGTCTTGCAGCGCAGTAACTTGATTGGCGACTTTTCTTAGCACACTCTTTGCATTGCCAACACAAACCATTTGGTCTAGTACCGTCCTTACTAAAACTCGTTTTATGTTTATTTTTGTTGCATGACGGACACTTCACGGAGCGGCTCCTTCCAGAGCAAACTCCATTGATGGGACAAGACCTACGTGTAGTTCATCTTCTGTCAGCCGTAGCCTTGGGCCATAGCCATAGTCATGTAGGTCACCGGCCTGTATCTCTTCGAGGGTAGACCAACCGGCGATGCGAGCTTGTTGATTAGGAACATCAACTACTGTCAGCACGTAGTAGTCAGCCCAGTGCTTCTGGTCAGGAAATACAACTAGGTCTGGTGAATGAATCCTAGTGGTAGCTTTGACATCTACTGTGCCAAAGTCACAACTGAAGTCTTTGCCGTTGTCGCCTTCAGGTCTCAGCTCTTCATCTATCGGCTGACCGCACGCAAGGCTTACTGCCACCTCGCCAGCTAATCCAACTAGCCAGGTGCTGTGTTTAGAGAGATGCAACCCAGATGCATAGTTACGCTTCTGGTGCTGACGCTCCTGATCCAGCAAGGCAATCCGTTGCCAATGCTGTGATAGGTCAATCCATTGTGTGGAAACCAAACTCCGTTTAGCCCTTCACCTCCATGAAGTTGCATTACTGTACGCTTGTCCACCATGCATGTCAAGGAGAAAATCTGGGCCTCTATATATAGACCACTGCTTTCTTAATACTTGCAGGTCAACCTTGGCTTTCAGGAAAGGGAAGCAAGGTGCGCAGGGAGATAGTCCCACCGCATGCTTGCAGTGTGACCCCTGCACTCCCAGCGTACCCTTGGCTTTCGAGGTTTCGGTCGCTTTAGTGCGTCCCCAGTTCACACAGGTCTGGGGCTTGTTGCTTCTTTCGCTGCTGTGTCAGCTTGAGACTAGGCTATCAACTTTCGGGCTTGCCTTTGTGGTCATGTCTCGTCCCTCAACCTCTCGTTACCGAGAGCCTCCGCCTGTCAACCACGCCACCGAACACCGACAGGTCAAATGTTCGATGGTAATTAATACGTTTTAATCTTTTTTAATTCAAATTAATCTTCTTTAATTCAAATTACTTCACGGCAAACATTAGTCCTACATTGGCAAGGGCGTAAGCAAAGTAAGTAACAGCCATTGGCAGGTTGCCCTTGTAGGTTTGCTCAATCGCAACGTACAGGTAAATCAAACCTGTGATTGCAACCAGCGGTACGCTCATCCTGCTGCCCTATGTTCTTTAAAGTCTTTGGCGAGCCGACCTACTAGCCGACTACCAACTCTCCTAAAAATACAAGGCAGTAATGAATGAACTATCAAGGCCACTCCCGCCAGTATGCATCGCACACCATGCCGAAAAGCAAAACGAAAGTGTCCCAAGTACGTCATGTTATTTTTTCTTAAATGTCTTTTAGCTCTTTTAAAAATCTCTGTATCTCCTGGTGTCACTTGGCCCGTACATAGTGCAAAGGATTCGCGGCAGTGTTGGCGTATTGCCACCAGTGACTCGCCCACCTTTGCAATCTTCAATGTGTTTGTTTCTAATTTCGTATTTCGCTTTAGCTATTCGCCGCAGCTCCTGCACTGCAAGTTCATTAGCCTCTTCAAAAGAAAGAGCGCCATGAGACTCAGCATGAATATCATTAGCTACCTGTAATGTTGTGGTGTCGTAAACGTCCGTGTACTTATTTTCGTTCTCGTATGTCATCGTCCTGGCATTCGTTTTACGGGGGACTCGGGGTCAGCAATGCCGTACATGGCATTGCCCATGATTTTTATTTCAGGGCTATCCACATGCAGGACAGACCCGTCTTTGAAGAGATGAACTACCCACACGGAATTAATCATTGGCCCGTAGTCAATGAGGAATAGGGCATGGCCTTCTCCGGCAGGCGTGTTGACATAGATTTCTGGATTGATGCGACTAATCACAACTGCCCCATGTGTCTATCATTCGTTTCTGAATTCTTTCTAACTCGGACTCCAACTCTCTAATCCTCTTCGCCATCTCCTCTGGGCTGCGAGTGATGTGTTGTTTCCTACTGCTTGTTTTTTGCTGCTTACCTGTAACCGGCGTTGGGTCACTTGCCATTCTTCTTGCCTCGTTTAAACCAATTGAAAATTCTTCTTAACAATCCTTTTTTTCTCTCGGGTCTTTCGCCAGGAGGAAACGCATGCTCGATGTCGAACCGCTGATGAAACACATGAACTGTTTCCTCCAGCAATGCGTCCTGTCTCTCAACTTGCTGTTCTGAATTTTTCATTTCTTCGCCCTATCTCCTTTCGGTACAAACCTCGTATCCATCCTGTGAGCGTTGGGTTGTTCGCCCCCCACTCCAAATAACTCTTAGGTAGTTCGCTTAACTGCTTGCCTCCATACTTCCCTTTCAACGGATTTCTGTATGTGCCTACACTTCGTCGTCCGTTCTTGGTGATGTCGTGCTTGATGCTTTGCACTTTTCCTGTAGCTTGCCCAGAGGCATTGGCTCGCATGGCTTCAATAAGTTCAGCTTTTGCTCTTCGCTCCGCTTCTTTCCGTGTGAGTTCTTCCAGTTCTTCAGGCGTAAGAGGAGTTTCGGATTGACTACCAATCTCACTAGCAATTCGCCTTTCCTTTGCAGAGAAGTCACAAAACATGTCAGGCGCTGTGATGAGGTTGTGATCCAAGGTGGCATCGGTGCAGTCAACAATTTTGAAAAACGGCTTGTCTGAATTTTTGATACGTTCAATTCTTTCCTCCTTCGTAAGTCCTGGTTGATCAACTGTTCCCGGTAGGCAACGAGTCGCTCGACCAACGCATTGCAGCCAGAAACTTCTGGAGCGTGTGGGCCTTCCAAGAATGAGTGTGGTTGTGCTTGGAACGTCGAAGCCGGTGGCACAGACGATGCAGTTGACAAGCACTTCGATGTCTCCGGCACGGTATGCTGCCAACGTGTCCCTTCGTTCTTCCTCGTCCTGTTTTCCGTGGACGTACTCGGCTTTGATTCCGTAGTTGTTTTTGAGGTAGTGGGCTGCACCTTTGGCTGAGAAGACGCTTGGCGTAAACAAGATTGTCTTGCCCTCCATGTGGCTCTTGGTGATAAGACACAGGCGGTGGAGGTTTGCTTCTTTGTGCAACTCTTGCTGGAGTTCTTTTTGTTTGTAGTCGCCCCCAGAAATCCCAACCTTTGAGAGGTCAAGGTTTTCAAGCATCGCGAGAACAAATTTGTACGGAGCTGACCAGCCATTATCTACACCCCATTGAGTTCCAAGGTTTGCTGTGACGCAGTCGTAAAATTGCATGCTCCCTCCTTGAGCAAAGGTTTACCGTCCATCCTGAATGGCGTAGCAGTGAACCCACATACAAATGCCCCTTGGTCTTGAAAGTACTTCAGCATTTCGATGACCTTATCACTGCATTGCAAATGGGCTTCGTCCACGATTACCATTTCGATATCTTTGAATTTTGTGTAACGCTTGTTGTCTGTCCTCCCTGACAACAGGGTTTGCTTGCAGGCCACTACAACCTTGGCAGGCCATGCGAATTCGCCATCAACGGGCGCAGAGTATTCAGCCATTTCAATGTCAGCGTTTTCCCCAACTATCTGTCTCACCTTGTCTGCTGCTTGCCATACCAACTCGCGGAGCGGTGCAATGATCAGCGTCCGGCCTTCAATACGAGAGGCCATCGTGGCGAAGATGACGGTCTTGCCAGCCCCGGTGAACACAGCATTGAGCATTGCCTTAAACCCAAGTCGTCTGGCGTTGAAATTTCGCTCTATAATCTCTTCTTGGTAGTCGCGTGGTTTCATTAGTTCTCCAGGTGAAGAAGGCC